CAATAGGAGGCGCGTTTGCTTTATTGCAAGCTCACATTTTATGTATGCGAAAGTGTACACATTTGTTGCCGTGTAAGATTAGTCATCTGGAAATCGGTTGGAGATTGATTATCTCGATTTATTCGATTACCATTTTTTGGTAAGTCGGCATGAAACCTGATTGAATTAGACTTAACCTCTAAGTGAGGCGTTGGTCATAGGCTCTGTCTTGCAGGAGCATTAGGGTTTGGATACCCGCAAACTATGATCATTTAAGCAGTGTACCGCGGCTGCTAGCACAAAAGAGAGTATTTGAGGAGTGACGTCCGATGATATACTCGAAGCTTATGTTGAAGAGATTTATGAAGGCTCATTACAAAAACTACTTTTAATACGGGCAGAGTGATCGTAAGATCCCGTTAGGAAGAGTATGTTGATGTTCTGGGATGTTAGACCCAATTAATGTTTTTCTTATGAATGACCACGTACTTTTAATTTCATTACCATGAATAAGTTTTCAATGGCAAATCGATACTGTGGTTTCGGTGATGAAATGATGCAAGTATGTCAAAGGCTTGCCCTCCCATTGTATGGGTGTGTTTTGTACCTGGTGCTGGTACTTGGCTTTCCGTTTATGACCATGGATAACTTGGTTGTAGCGGTTCGCTCACTTTGGACTGCACTAATTGTCCTTATGTGCTCGCTTTCTACGCGAGCATTTTACGAACTATACAAGATGTACCGTTTATACCGCATCGAACGCAGGATATGGAAATTGAAAACCCTTATTGGGTATTCACCGCAGATGAATACTGCGGATAAACTGCTTCGACGTGATTTGTACAATAAACACGAGTATGGAAAAACTCGTAAGGGTAGGAAAAGCCCAGGAAGAAAGAAGAAGAGGAAGATTCATTTCGATGGATACCAACCTCAATTTGGAACTGCTAGCGGAACAGCTGTTCTCAATTCATTGGAAAAACTTTCTTCCGCAAATTGTATTGACCTTGAAGAGGACACTATCGCGAAAATCGAAAATGTTGTTCTTCTAGCAGGGAGTTTGAAAGATGTATCAACTGTCACACAATTTGTGTCTATTCTTGGATTATATATCAAGACCCACTATGGACGAGACAAGAGCATGGTATTACATGCCAGCTCATATATCTCGGAAGTTTTGGAGACACCATATAATGTGCAATCTGGTACGTTTGATCTCCCGGAGAACGAAACACCAAACTGGCTTAAGGTATTGAAATCGGCACAGAATAATTGGACTTTAATGTACAAGAATCCTGGCTTTTCTAAAATATCTAAAGTATTAAGTATGTGTATCGCTCTAGGTCTATGCGATTCTTCTAATGTCAATTTCGAACTCGCAGGAATGCGATTGTTTTCGATAGGTGCTGCTCCCAAGCATACCACTGCCGTAGATTTAGTCGATGCTGTTTTTGAAACGGTCGTCTACTTTGCAGAAGGTGGATACTTGTGTTTCCAACAGGGATCATTTATGCCTCTCCTTTATGGGGGGTTGAATGAGCAAAACTTTGAAGAGAATTATATCAAAGCCCAGCGATGTTTCGATCTAGCGAAAAGTGG